CAATAATGGATAATGCAGTTGTATACGACTTTGAAACCTTATCACAAGATCCAGTTAAAGGTGTAGTAATTTCATTTGCTATGTTATCATATGACGAATCTCGTTTTGTTGATAAACCATATTCATATGAAGAACTTTTAAAAAATTGTCATATGATTAAATTTAATGTTGATGAACAGGTTAAAGAATATGGTCGATCTGTTCAGCAAAGCACTATTGATTGGTGGAAAAACCAACCAAAAGAAGCTCAATATCAGTTAAAACCATCTACTGATGATGTATCTATTACTGAATTATATGATTTCTTTGTTGAAAATAGACCAGATGATCTTAAAAAAGTTTATACTCGAGGCAACACCTTTGACCCAATCTTTTTTGATTTTTTAATGAAAGATACCGATCAAGTTACGCCATATCCTTGGTGGACAATAAGAGATACTCGTTCTCTTATCGATGGTATGGCTTGGGGATCTTCTTTAAATAATAAATTTATGCCAGCTGATGTAGCAGATAAATTTATTCATCATGATCCAAAACATGATATTTCTGTAGATGTTATGAGAATTCAAGCATTGGCCCAAGCGCTATGAGTCCTTTTGACTATCTTAATAGCATCAATACAACTAAAACTAATATCATGAATGATGATTTAGATGAAAAAGCTTATTCAGCTTTTATGATTAATCGTAGTCTTTCTTATTTTAATGATACTGTTTTAATGGCTAATGAGATGAATCTTAATCATAATCTTGATAGCCGGCTTCAGTATGACTTTTATCTTGAAATTGTTCGTAAAAGAAAAAGGTTTTCTAAATGGACTAAAGAAGATAAATCAAAAGATGTTGATGCTATTAAAGAATATTATGGATATTCAAAAGCAAAAGCATATCAAGTTCTACCGTTAATAACAAAAGAACATTTGGAAAAAATTCATTCATCAATTAGTAAAGGTGGTAAAACCCGCTAAAAATTTAATTAGTATAAATATATCTATCATGAGTACATTATCGTGAATAGAATATATTAAAAGTGAGTTGAAAAAATGAATGAAGAAGCTACTTTAGTAGACTGGTCTCCTGAATCTATGTTGGAGATTACTCTTAACGATCCAGATGATTTTTTAAAAGTTAGAGAAACTCTTACACGCATTGGCGTTGCATCTAGAAAAGAAAAGAAATTATTTCAATCTTGTCATATACTACATAAACAAGGTCGATATTTCATTGTACACTTCAAAGAATTATTTTTGCTTGATGGTAAAAAATCTACTCTTGAAGAGACTGATATTGCTAGACGAAATACGATTGCTACGTTAATTTCTGACTGGGGCTTGATTACAATAGATAATATTCAAAAAGCTTTACCAGTTGCACCTTTAAGACAAATTAAAATAATTTCTTTTAAAGATAAAAACCAATGGGAATTGTGTCCAAAGTATAATATTGGTCGAAAATAATTTTTTTTGATATAAGCTATTTACTTTTTTAAACAAAGTACTATATATACTATAGAGGCAATTCATAGGAATTGTCCAAAGACGGAGGGATGCAGAATAGTCTGGTCCCAGAACATTCTTGCTTGGAAGAGGAGAACACCAAAATGACAGGCATACAAACACTATTTCCGCGATCATCTTTTGTAGGATTTGATCATCTGTTTAATGAAATGGAACATACCGTTCGTCACGCAGCAGATCACTATCCGCCCCATAATATTATTAGAGCATCTGAGCACGAGTATCTTATTGAACTCGCAGTTGCTGGTTTTTCAAAAGATGAATTATCAATAGAAGTTAAAGATAGAACTTTGATGATAACTGGAGAACATGTAAGCAAAGGAAGAGATTTTATTCATCGTGGTATTAGTACCAAAAAGTTTAAACGTACTTTTCGATTGTCTGAACACGTTCAAGTAAACGGAGCAGATATTCAAGATGGCATACTTGCTGTAGAACTGAAGTATGAAATCCCAGAAGAAATGCGTCCTCGTAAAATTTCAATTGGAAAAAACGAGGAAAACTCAAATGCAACATATACTAACAAGTCACAACTACTTAACGAAAGCAATTAGTTCATTAATGGATCTAATTAACGATTCTCTCAACCGTTTGTGGAATTCTATGATTAGAGCCAGACAAGTAGAAGCAAACCGAAAAATTGCTCCTATGCTAAAAAGCGAATATCCAAATATGACAGTAGATCAAATTTGGGATTTATTGAATAGAAATACCATGGGTTTAGAAAACTTAGATCATCTTCCAAAGGCAGAAAGATGATGGAATTACTTATGAAACTATTCAAATTTGTTAAGCCTAAAACTGAGATTGAATTGAGAGATGAATATTTCTCAAAAGCTAAATCTCACGCCGATCTTGAAAGGCGAATGAAAGTATGGGAGAATGATAACCTCAGAGGTTGGGGGTGATTGTATACGTTATGGTAATGAATTACCGATTATACCGACAAATAATAGAATATTTTTGGTATAAAATAAATTAAAAATTGGGGCATTTCTGCCCCAATTACACACTACACACAGTTATGATTAATAAAAGATGGTTTTATTAATCATAACACAGTTATGGAGAATATAATGAAAGAATATATTAATGATGCTTGGAACAGCGTAATGGATGCGAATATCAATCCATTAAAAAATATCCCTAATTTACAAGTCCGACATCTTATTATGCAAATTCTTGCTTGGATGTGGGTATCAGTATGCTCTATGTATATTGGTAGTATTGTTTTTTGGGGAATCAATGCAATTGCTCACACGCTCTTACTTGCTGCTATTGTAATTACAGTTGGCACTTTTGAGACCGCAAAAAGAAATCCTAAAGCTTTTACTAGAATTGATGGATATAACGGTCGCCAGAAAAACGGCGAACACAATTAAAGGAACACACACATGACACAGAAAAACCCCTTTGAAATTAGAGCTGAAATGCTTCAAATGGCTAAAGACTATATGGATCAACAATATAAAATGAATATTCAACTTGCAACTGATATGTATGATCAAGGTCAAAAAAATATGGTAGAATTACAGGATGCGTATAAAATGTATTCAGTTGAAGACATGATGGCAAAGGCCAAAGAAATGTATTCTTTTGTCTCGAAGAAAGATTAAAGGTTTACATTACTTCTATATTATGTTATAATTACTCCAATGACGGAGGAATGTTTTGAATAATTTTTACACATCAGTTAATCGGTATGGTAATACTATTTTATATAGAGGCTATACTGAAAACGGTACTCGAATAGAAGACCGAATTAAATTTGGTCCAACACAATATTTGCCATCGAAAGAACCTACAAAATTCCGTTCTTTCGATGGCGGCTATTTAAATGCTATTAAATTTCAAAAAATGAGTGAGTCAAAAGATTTTCTTGAAACTTATAAAGAAATGGAAGGCGTTAAAGTATATGGCACCCGAAATTATATCCAACAATTTATTACAGATAAATTTCCAACTGATATAAAATTTAATCAAAATCATATCAATATAGTTAATTTTGATATTGAAGTTGCATCAGACGATGGATTTCCTGTTCCAGAAGAAGCTGCATATCCTATTATATCAATTGCTCTTAAATCTAGTAAATCTTCCATCTATGAAGTTTGGGGATTAAACGATTATGATCCAGCAAAAACAGAATTAGAAATGAATGGTGATCTAATCAAGTATCATAAATTTGATACTGAAAAAGCTATGTTAGCTTCATTTTTACATTATTGGGTAAACAATTATCCAGATGTTATTACAGGTTGGCATATTCGTTTCTTTGATATTCCTTATCTTGTAAATCGTATCAAAAATATTGGTACTGAAGAAGCAGCCAATAAACTTTCTCCATGGAAGCTGGTTAATGATAGACAAATAACTAAGATGGGCCGCACTCAATATAGTTATGAATTAGTTGGTATTCAAACCGCAGACTATATTGAATTATTCAAAAAGTTTGGTTATTCATATGGCGCTCAAGAATCTTATAAGCTTGACCATATTGCTTATACAGTTCTCAATGAAAAAAAATTATCTTATGAAGAACATGGTAATCTTCATAGTCTATATAAAGCTGACCATCAAAAGTTTATTGACTATAATATTAAAGATGTTCAACTTGTAGACCGTATTGATCAAAAAATGGGTCTTATTAATCTTGGATTGACTATGGCATATAAAGGTGGTGTTAATCTTGGTGATACAATGGGTACAACTTCAATATGGGAATCAATCATTTATCGAAGACTTCTTAAAAATAATATAATATCACCAATTGAACAGATTAAACCATGTATGTATGCTGTTCATGGAGCTACTGAAACTTCAAAGAAAAACCCAGCTGGTAATTTAGATCGTACCCGTGAACCACAAAAATCTCACGCAATTGCTGGAGGTTATGTTAAAGATCCACATGTTGGTTCACATGATTGGGTCGTATCATTTGATTTAAATTCTCTATATCCAAACATAATTGTTCAATCTAATATATCACCTGAAACTCTTGTAAAAGATAAATCATTTGGTCAATATCCTCAAGGCGTTGATCATTATTTTACTGCAGGTGAGGCTGCTTCTAATGAGTATTCTATATGTGCAAGTGGTGTCCCATTTAGTAAAAATAAGCAAGGTATTATTCCTGAACTAATTGTTGAATATTATGCTGAACGTAGCGTAATTAAACAAAAAATGCTTAAGGTAAAACAAGAGTATGAGCAAACAAAAAATGTAGCTCTTGAGTCAGAAATTAATCAGCTAGAAAATAATCAAATGTCTATTAAGATTTTACTTAATTCTTTGTATGGCGCAATGGCAAATAAGTATTTTAAATATTTTGATAATGCTCTTGCCGAAAGTGTAACTCTTACTGGTCAACTTTCAATAAAGTGGGCTGAAAGAGCTATCAATATTGAAATGAATAAAATACTTAAAACTAAAGGAAAAGATTATGTTATTGCTATTGACACTGACTCAGTCTATATTAATTTTGGTCCTCTTATTGCTCAACTGGCGCCAAAAGACCCTGTTAAAGCATTGGACAAAATATGTAAGACACACTTCGAACCTATAATTGCTAAGTCATATGATGAATTATTTCATAGATTAAATGCTTACACTCCTCGTATGGAAATGGGCAGGGAAGTTATAGCTGATCGTGGTATATGGACAGCGAAGAAAAGATATATTCTCAATGTACATAATAACGAGGGTGTACAATATGCTGAACCAAAACTTAAAATTATGGGTATTGAAGCTATTAAATCCAGTACTCCTGAAGTAGTTCGTGATAAATTTAAAGAAGCATTTAAAATAATTGTTACTGGATCTGAAATTAAAACTCGTAAGTTTATAGATAACTTCAGACAAGAATTTAAATCATTATCTCCCGAAAAAGTATCATTTCCTCGTGGAGTGTCAGAAGTTACTAAATGGCAAGATAGAAATTTAATTTATAAAAAGGGTACACCAATTCATGTTCGTGGTTCTCTTTTATATAATCACGAAATTAAAGACAAAGCTCTTAATAAAAAATATGATATGATACAAAATGGCGAAAAGATTAAATTCACTTATCTTAAGATGCCTAATCCTATTAAAGAAAATGTCATATCCTTTCCAGAATACTTACCACCCGAGCTTAATCTTCATAAATATATAAACTATGATATGCAATTTGATAAAACTTTTATTGAACCACTCACACCAATTCTTGACGCTGTTGGTTGGTCGGTTGAAGATAGAGCAACGTTAGAGGATTTCTTTGGATGACAAATATTAATATTACAACAAGTCCAACAGGACGAAGCCCAGAAAATAAATACTTTTTTGGAGAAAAAACAAAGTGTTTAGACAAGACTCGACCAAAGTATTATAAAGTTGGAGAAATGGAAGATTTTCTTCAATTTGCAGATTTGATGATGCCTAGGCTAATATCAGAACATATTTATAGAAAACCATTATATCTTGAAACATGTAATATCAG